ACTGAGTACACCTTGTACTAGTGTTAGTGTAGTCTCATTATATCCCAAACGTTTACACAATTCGTAAATGACTGTGGATGCAGCCCGTGCTATCATAACAGGATTCCGCACGTCAAAACCGGAATAATCACCCTCAATAAATAATGGTGAAAAGTCTTTCATCTCTTCTATCATATCATGGGCTTCTGAGTGCATATTTATGCCCACACTGGCTCCAAATAAATCTCCGTGCTCAACAACCAATGTATAAATTGGTCCCAAGAGCATTCGCGAGACGATTAGATATGAAAGTGAAATTATATAAAACAATCGAGTATTACCAGTACGGCATTTCTCCACAGCTCTCATTTCATCTTTGAGAGAACTACGGAAACGTACCATAGCTGTTTCTCCATCCATATAATGACTTAAAACTTCCATCACAGATTGTTTAACAGCATCTGTAGGTTCACGTATTAAATCATCAGGCAAGTCGCCAAGGGTGTCGACTAAATCCTGCAAAATTTTCTGTTCTTCGCCATCGAAATGCGATAAATCAATAGATCCTGCCACTTCACGTACATCAAAAACTGTTGAAGCTTTTCCTAAATCCTCCAAAAGGGGATTTTCAAAAGTTCGAATCTGTCGTAGCGTGTTGCTAAATGGCAAATCTAATTTATCCTCATCTTCTGTCAAAGCTCGAATATCTCTTAAGTATTTAGTCTTCTTTCCAGGGAAACCAGGTCCTCCAGCCGTAGAAGTATTGATACGTGAGGTAAAGTCGTCACCTGCAATACCGTTTATTGCCTCCATCATTGTTAGAGGAGAGATAAATCCTATGTTTCGGTCTTCCAGACCTGCTACAATATGATCTACTGTTTCCATCACACAACGGTGCAATAACTCTAGATCCAAGACTGGTGGAGTATTGTTCATTTTCCTAAGTCCTATGTTCCAGGGTGAAATATATTCACCACGTCTGGTAACAGGTTTCATAAGAGGGCGTCCAAACTCTTCAATTTTGGCCAAGCCATAACTTTCAAGAAGAGTGGTCATTTGATCATGCCACTTATACTTAGTAACTAAGCTTCGATTATTCATCATTACGGGGCCTGGTAACTTTCCCAAAAGTTCTATATTGTCGAAGTTTTCGAAATAGAATGGGCTTTTGGGCACAGGTGCTTCCAAATTAAATTCGGGTACAATTGTAGGTCTTGACATTACCTCCATAAGGCCAGCGCGAGACGCCACAT